GGTGTGACACCACGCAAGGCATCGTCAAGTACGACACGTGCCTGCTCCATCTTTGGGTCATCTGTTACGTTGCATGTTTTAAGAAGTCCAATCATGTTCTCGACATTTGATACGAGAGTATCACGAAAGGTCTTCTTGTCATCCTTGCCTTGATAGTCAAGACGTTCGGACATCTTCGATAGGCTGTCGTGTAAACGTGTCCACACGTCACCCATTGCGTTTTGCAGCTGTTTGGAATAGTAATCTTCATACTGCTCCTTCATAGCTTGAGATTGCTCGTTGCCAATGTCAATACGAAAGTCGCCTGCATCGGGTAATGGTGCATAGCTGAAGTTGAAAGCAAACTTACTTCGCATTTGGTCAAGTGTCGGATAGTCGGAACTGTTGAATAAGTTGCCAAGACTAGCACTTACCTGTGACACCTTCCATTCGTAACTCTGTAGAAACACGTCAACAAGTGATGCGAAACTAGTCTGCCGTTCGGTCATCACTTTGTGATAGTTGAAGTAGTTAGCAGTTGTAACTAATCGCAATCCCATGTTCGACCATGGCATGGTCATGGCATAGTGATAATGGTTACGTGTTTCACCGACATGCTTGTTGATAGCATCAAGTTCGTCACAGTTGCCGAGCAGTTTCTTGTGGACATTAGCCACACCCTTGTCAGCATTGTTACTTACAGTAACTTCGGTTGATGCTTTCTTGTCAAGCCTGCGACCAGTCCATTTGGATATCTGCAAATCGACTAGCATTGCACTTGATGCGAGTGACGGTACATTGTTAGTGACTTCACTAACTGATTTATTTTCTTGGGTCATTTTGATTTCTCCTTTTTGGTTGACCATATAGTTTACGATATATGAAAGCCATATTCTTGGCTCTCTGTTGTTTGTCCTTGTGGACATTTTCGTTAGTGACTTCACTAACAAAAGATTTTGTGATGCCAGTTTTTAGCATCACTTGAAAGTCTTCATCATTTGCTCGTCAATAAGAGCAGGGTTGAAGTCGCAACTTTGTATCCACGAGAATTGGCTTGGCGTGGTAATAGCTTGAAGTCTATTGATTAGCCTTTCCTTGGTGATGCGATTGTCGTGGTGTCGCAGTTCATGAGCCATACTGTACGGGAACGAGTAAGACGTTGTGTCAGTATGGAATATCTCAGTAGTTAGTGAAATCACTAACTCTGTTTGGGTTTGTAGCTTTGATTTTGTATTGTACATATTTTTGTCCTTTCTTGATTATGTATGTATTATAACACATCTATCGATAAATGTCAAGGGCTGCCATTTTATGCCCTTTTTTAAAGTAAAGTACTTTAATATGTTAATACGTATTTAAATGTGTAATGTACTGTAATGTACTGTAATGTTCTTTAGTGGGGGTTTGTAAGTCATTGAAAAGATTGGAATGTTCGATTGTTCTCTTTTTTAGAGGAATTGGACTACGCTCAGAAGGGTCTCTCGAACAGAAGAACATTTAAAATTGTTAGTGTAATCACTAACAAGACTAAGTAATATTTAGAAAAACGAACATTATATATATATTTAATAGAATGATACTAAACTGCAAGATACGATAGGAAGAAAACTCACTGCTAATTAGGAAACTACACAGAATGGCATTAAAACATAATGTACGTTTTATGCTGAAAAAAACCGAACATTACGGAACATTAGAACGAACATTAGAACATTAGTGAAATCACTAACTAATGCTCAACGCTACTCATGGAACTGGTCTCAAATATGTTAGTGTAATCACTAACTCGTTTATGCTTGTGTGTGGGAACGTGTTACGTCATGCTCAACGCTACTTATGGAACTGGCATCAAAAAGGCTAGGGAAAAAATCCCTAGCCAATTAATATTAGTGATTGATTTTATCTTTATTGATTTTAGTTAAAATCATGTAAGCTTCATTTATTTTAGTACTGAATGAAGCATAGTCAAAAGTATCAGTATCGACACAAAGACTTTTCATAACATCTATATCTTTCTTTAAGATGTTAGTCAGAGTATCTTTGACTATATCAATTTTAGTCCTAGTCCTAGCATTAGGATCACCTTCAGAGTTAGCTTTAATTCTATTGTTAACTGAAGTCCTAATGTCACCGAGCTTGGCCGTTTTTTGTTGCTGTAGAAAAAGCTTGTTAGCTTTTGTCGGTGCTTCATATGGATAAACAGCGAACTCTGGCACGTTTTTAAGACTAGATGTCGGCCTTACTAACAATTGTCTTTGTTTCATAGTCCATTTAGAAACAATGGCCGTTAATACTTTTTCGTATTCTTCAGGAGTACATAAAGCTTTTGACTTTATAACTTGGCCATCTTTCTTTTTGTCTTTTGGACTAATAAGAAACAATGGTGCTTTGTCACCGTACTTCTGATAGAAATGTTCACCGATATGTCTGTTCATTCCAGACGTGCCATCACCAGTAACTTTTGAAGCTTTACCAATTAAGCTAAATTCTTTATCACTCAAAAACTGGTTAGTTTTTGGACGTGGGTTTTTAATGCTTGTTTTTAAGTCCAAGCTTTTGACTTCTTTATTTTGCATAGTTGAAATTCTCCATTTAATGCAAGTTGAAATAAGTTAGTGAATTCACTAACTACAAAGACAAGTTATTTTGCCTTGCCATTATTTTATAACACAAGTTAACAAGTAAATGGTTAGATATACAGACACGTTAATACAAAATGTCATATTTTTTAACATACCCGTACCCCATGCCACCTTTTATCATTTATAGCTATCTGCTACTATATACTACCAATTTACTCAAACAAATTCAAAATTGTTGAAATATAGAAACACCCCCCTTTGGAGTCCCAAACCCCCCTTGCAAAAAAAATTTTTTAATGTATATACTGATTAACGGTAACTAAACCTGCGATATGTATGGGAATAATGGTAGAACCTGAAGTTGGTGTTAAGAAACCACCAGACCTGAAGACGGTGGACTTGAAGACTCGCACAAAAGCTGCTGCAAATACTGCAAAAGAGCTTGAAGATGAGGGCCTTAACCTAGAACCAACGGCTGAAGATAAGGATGTAGCAGCTAAATTATCTACATCATATGCTGAAAACCCTGAAGAAACTTCTAAAAAGGTAACAAATGACAGGGCAGCCACACTTACCCCCGCCTCTTTGATACTTACAAACAGCATTTTAGATGAGTTTGGACAGTCAGTAGTCAAAAGTGCAGTACATATCAGGCACACAGTTACCAATAAACTGATTTTAGAGACAGAAAATCCAGATGCAAAGATTCGTATACGTGCTCTGGAGCTTCTTGGTAAGATTTCTGACGTGGGGTTGTTCTCTGAGAAGTCAGAAGTGACTGTAACACACCAGTCTACTGATGATTTGAAGGCAAAACTACGTAAAAAACTTGAAAAACTGGCTGAACCTGAAGATAAAATAGAAGATGCGGTCGTTATTGAGGGTGAATCGTTCAATGTGGATGAAGAATTGGGTATAAAAGATGACTGAAGCGGCTTTAGACTTCTCTGAAGACGAAATTTCCCTCATGTTGGCTAATTTAGACCAATATACGCCTGAAGAAGTGACAGAAATTGATAAATTGGTCGATGAACTGACCAATAGACGGTATAAAACCAAGGTTGTAGATGATTTGATAGCTTTCTGTAAGCATATGCAACCTGATTATAAAGTTGGAAAGCATCATAGAATGCTGGCTAACCTGTTAATGGACATCGAGCAGGGCAAAAAAGATAGAATTTGCGTCAACATCCCCCCTCGACATGGCAAATCCCAGCTGGTGTCCATTATGTTTCCTGCGTGGTTTCTTGGTAGAAACCCTAATAAAAAGGTGATGATGGTATCACATACAACCGATTTAGCGGTAGATTTTGGTAGAAAGGTACGTAATTTAATTGCATCTGATGACTATAAAAAGATATTTCCCAATGTGGAACTTGCTGTTGATTCTAAATCGGCAGGACGTTGGAACACGAACTATGGCGGTGAGTATTATGCTTGCGGTATTGGTTCTGCTCTTGCTGGTCGTGGTGCTGATTTGCTTTTGGTTGATGATCCGCATTCGGAACAGGATGTCATCAACGGTAATTTTGGTGTGTTTGAGAAAGCGTATGAGTGGTTTACTTTTGGTGCTCGAACACGTTTAATGCCTGGAGGTCGTGTAGCAATTATACAGACACGATGGCATATGGATGATCTCACTGGTCGTGTCACAGGTGACATGGTAAATAATAATATGGCTGACCAGTACGAGGTTGTAGAATTTCCTGCTATATTGGATGTTGTGGATAAGAAAACAAATGAGTCTGTACAAAAGCCTCTGTGGCCTGAGTTCTTTGACCTAGATGCTTTGCTCCGCACCAAGGCCTCCATGCCTGTGTTCCAGTGGAATGCTCAGTATCAGCAGGAACCCACTGCAGAAGAAGCCTCTCTTGTAAAACGTGAGTGGTGGAACACATGGAAAGAAGACAGACCTCCAGCATGCGAATATATTATAATGTCACTTGATGCTGCGGCAGAAACTCACAACAGGGCAGACTATACGGCTCTGACAACTTGGGGGGTCTTCTTAAATGAACATGATGGTAATTATAATATTATCTTGTTAAATAGTATAAAAAAGCGTATGGAGTTTCCAGAACTAAAAGAATTGGCTATGTCGGAATATTCTGCATGGGAGCCCGATGCGTTTATAGTTGAAAAGAAAAACTCGGGAACAGCCCTGTATCAGGAGATGAGAAGAATGGGACTGCCTATACAGGAATACACCCCGCATAGAGGATCAGGAGATAAACTGGCACGTTTAAATTCTGTTTCTGATATAGTATCTTCTGGACTTGTATGGGTTCCTGAGACAAGATGGGCAGAAGAAGTTATAGAAGAGGTTGCAGGATTTCCATTTATGAGTCATGATGACTTAGTGGACTCGACAGTTATGGCACTTATGAGATTCAGGCAGGGTGGCTTTATAAGATTACCGAGTGACGAACCAGAGGACATACATTATTTTAGAAGAAAATCGGGTTATTATTAGGGAGTAAACTATGGTTATAGAAAAAGGATTGATGCAGGCACCTCTGGGGATGGATGAAGAGGTAAAGAAAAACGGTAAATTACCAGAACCGGATTTAGAGATTGATATTGTAAATCCTGATATGGTTACACTTGACGATGGCAGTGTAGAGGTTACCCTGATTCCCGGAGCAGATAAGATAGATACAGAGTTTGATGCTAATCTTGCAGAATCATTGGATGAAGATGTGCTTGAAAGTGTGTCGTCTGAACTGTTGGATACTATAGAGAGTGATATGGACAGTCGTAAAGACTGGGCTGATACCTATGTAAAAGGTCTTGATGTATTAGGATTCCAGTACGAAGAACGTTCTGAGCCATGGGAAGGAGCCTGTGGTGTATATTCTACAGTCCTTGCAGAAGCTGCCATACGGTTTCAGGCAGAAACAATGTCCGAAACATTTCCTGCATTAGGCCCTGTAAAAACTAAAATCATAGGTGATGAAACAAAAGAAAAGGAAGAAGCTGCTGCTCGTGTAAAAGCAGATATGAACTTTCAACTGACAGAAAATATGGTGGAGTACAGACCTGAACATGAGAGGTTACTGTACAGTCTTGGCTTATCAGGTTCTGCGTTTAAGAAAGTTTATTATGATCCAAATATGGGCAGGCAGATGGCTGTGTATATACCAGCAGAGGATGTAATTATTCCTTATGGTGCGTCACATATAGAAACAGCAGAACGGGTCACTCACGTGATGCGTAAGACGAAAAATGAACTTAAGAAGTTACAGGCTAACAAGTTCTACCGTGAAGTAGAAGATTTAGGTGAGCCGAAAATGTTTTACTCCGACATAGAGGAGCGTAAGGCAGAGGAGGGCGGATACTCTCTCACAGATGACTATAGATATACTGTATACGAAATACACGCTGATATAGTTATAGAAGGTATTGATGATAGTGATGATGAAATAGCAAAACCATACATAGTAACCATAGAACGGGGTACAGGTAAAGTATTGGCTATACGCAGAAACTGGAACCCTGACGATGAATTGAAGTTAAAGAGACAGCACTTTGTGCACTATGTGTATGTCCCAGGCTTTGGATTCTATGGTTTAGGGCTTATCCATATCATAGGTGGATATGCTCGTGCAGGAACATCCTTGATACGTCAGCTGGTGGATGCAGGTACTCTCGCAAATCTCCCGGGCGGGTTAAAATCACGTGGTTTGCGTATCAAGGGTGACGATGCTCCCATAGAACCGGGAGAGTTTAAAGATGTAGATGTACCGTCTGGTAGCATACGTGACAACATTATGCCGCTTCCCTACAAAGAACCAAGCCAGACATTGCTGCAGTTACTTGATAAGATAACAAAAGAAGGCAGGAGGCTGGGTGCAATAAGTGACATGAACATATCTGATATGTCAGCAAATGCTCCTGTTGGTACAACATTAGCGTTACTAGAACGCACATTAAAGCCTATGGCTGCTGTTCAGGCACGTGTTCATTACGCCATGAAACAGGAGTTCAAACTACTTAAAAAAATTATAGCTGAATATGCAGGTTCAGATTATAACTACCAGCCACAAAGAGGTGAGGTAGGAGCAAAGCAGTCAGACTATATGATGGTAGATGTCATACCAGTCAGTGATCCCAACAGCTCTACCATGGCACAGAGAGTCGTGCAGTATCAGGCTGTATTACAGATGGCACAGGGAGCACCACAGATATATGACCTGCCGCAGTTACATAGACAGATGATAGAAGTGTTAGGAGTCAAGAACGCAGATAAACTTGTTCCAACAAAAGAAGATATCAAACCAGCCGATCCGGTAAGCGAAAACATGAATGCACTTGTCGGTAAACCAATGAAGGCATTTATCTATCAGGATCATGATGCTCACATAGCTACACATACATCGTTTATGCAAGACCCGATGGTGGCACAGCTTATAGGACAGAACCCGCAGGCAAAACAGATAATGGCATCACTGCAGGCACATATAGCTGAACATCTAGGGTTTAACTATCGTAAACAGATAGAGGAGAAGTTAGGTGCTGACTTACCTGCACCGAACGCAGAATTACCAGAAGAAATGGAAGTTAACATTGCACGTCTTGTCGCTCAGGCAGGTCAACAGCTTACACAGTCACACCAGAAACAGGCAGCACAACGTGAAGCACAGGCAAAGGCACAAGACCCAATGGTTCAAATGCAACAGGCAGAACTAAAGCTAAAAGCTGCTGAGGTACAGAGAAAAGCAAAGAAAGATGCTGCTGATACCCAGTTAAGAGCTGCTGAACTGCAAAGAAAATCTGTGAAGGATAAGGCTGACATAGAAATGGATAAAGCCGAACTCATTATGGATTCTAAGAAAGAAAAAGTAAAACTTAATAAACAATAAGGGAATATATGAATAGACCTACAACCGTCTTTGACGTGCTTACATTACAGATAGAGGAGCAGAAAAATGCTTCTATAAAATTTCTTATGACAGGAGGGCCAAAAGATTTCTCCCAATATAAGGAAGTTACTGGCTTGATACGGGGTTTCGAGACTAGTATTTCAATCATAAATGAACTCCAGCGAAAACAAGAGGAAAAAGATGACTAAAGCTGATTTGCAAAAAATAAATGTAGCTGATGAAGAATTAGAGCTACAACTACCTAAACCTGTAGGATACAGGGTATTGGTAGCGTTACCGGAAGTAGATGACAAATTTGAAGGGACTCAACTTCTAAAGACTGACAAGGAAAAACACTTTGAAAATATAATGTCTATAATAGGAGCTGTCATAGATATGGGTGACCAAGCCTATAGTGACAAGGAACGTTTTCCTACAGGGGCATGGTGTAAACCGGGAGATTATGTAATGTTCCGTGCTAACACAGGCACAAGATTTAAAATTAATGGGAATGAGTATCGTCTAATGAATGACGATTCTATAGAAGCTGTCATAGCTGACCCTAGTGGCATACAGAGAGCATAGGAGGGTATAATGGCATTTCAAAAAGTAGAATTTACATTTCCAGATGAACAGGAAAATAAAAAACCTGATATTGAGATTGAGAAGTCGAGTGCTGTCGAGGTTGATATACCGGGAAAATCTAAACCAGAAGAAAAGGCAGAAGATAAGAGTAAGCCCGAGGATAGTAAGGCTAGCGATAAAGATGACATGGAAATCGAGGTCGTTGACGATACGCCAAAAGCTGACAGAAATCGTAAAGTATCTGAGCCACCTGCAGAGGTAACCGATGAAGAATTAAATGAATATTCTGAAAAGGTACGCACTAGAATAAAACATTTTAGTAAGGGTTACCATGATGAGAGACGGGCAAAGGAAACAGCAGAACGGGAAAAGAACGAGCTGGAAAGACTGTCTCAACAACTCATGGAAGAGAACAAAAAACTAAAAGGTACTGTAGATAAGAATCAAACAGTTTTGCTTGAACAAGCTAAGAAAGTTAACGAGAAAGAACTGGAAGCCGCTAAAAAAGCATACAAGACTGCGTATGATTCTGGAGATACAGATGCTGTATTAGATGCTCAAGAAACTTTAACGGCTGCTAAGATTAAAGCAGAAAAGTTAGAGAATTTTAAAGTTCCTGCTTTACAGGAAGAAAATACTCCTGTAGAACAGAATAAGAGTAACGCTCCAACGTTAGATGCACGGACTAAAGAATGGAGAGATGCCAATACTTGGTTCGGCACCGATGATGAGATGACAAGTCTTGCGTTGGGGTTGCATAGTAAACTTGTTAAACAAAAAGGGCAAGATTTTACTAAAACTGAAGAGTACTATGAAGCTATAGATACTCGGATGCGAGAATTGTTCCCAAGTTATTTTGGGGAGGAGGTTGAAAAGCCAAAAGAGGTTGAGAAACCTAAGCGAAGTCCAGACGTGGTTGCACCCGCTACACGGAGCACGGCCCCTAAAAAGGTCACTTTAACGCAAACACAGGTGAACATAGCTAAGAGGCTTGGAGTACCATTAGAATTATACGCCAAAAAGGTTGCAGAAGAAATGAGGAAAGAATAATGGCTGAGAACAGACTTGACAGAGAACTTGAAACACGTGAAAGAACAACTCGTAAAAAGGCTTGGCAGCGTCCAGAGACTTTACCGTCTCCTAATCCTGAGCCAGGGTATACTTATCGCTGGATACGAACGAGCACTCATGGGCAGGTAGATGCCACTAATGTATCCTCAAAACTCAGAGAGGGTTGGGAACCCGTAAAAGCAACTGACCATCCAGAAATTACTTTGGTGACTATTGAAAATGAAAAGTTCAAAGATAATGTCGTGATTGGTGGGTTAATGCTTTGTAAGGCTCCAACTGAATTAGTTGATGAGCGGACTGAACATTTTAAAGAACAGACCTCAAATCAAATTAAGTCAGTAGACAACAATCTTATGAGAGAAAATGATCCTCGTATGCCTCTATTTCATGAGAGAAAATCGAAGGTCACTTTCGGAAAAGGTACTTAATTTTAATTTAGGATAATTTAGGAGACTAATTATGGCTTATCCAACTATTGATGCCCCTTATGGGCTCGTACCCGTTGGCCTAATTGGTGGTCGTCCTTACACAGGTGCTACTAGACAGATGAAGATAGCCAGCAACTACGGCACAGCTATCGGCAAAGGTGACTTAGTAAAGCGTGTGAATGACGGAACCATCGAACGTGACGGAAGCACAACAGCTTTCCCAGCTACTGGCACACTGGGTGTATTTATGGGTTGTCAGTACACTGACCCAAATACTAGTCAGTTAACATTCAACAATCAATATCCGGGCAGCATTGTTGCTAGTGATATTCATGCATTTGTTGTTGATGATCCTGACATCATTTTAAAAGCAGCTGTTTGTTCTTCAGGAACAACAATGGCGACAGTAGCAAGAACTGTTATTGGTAACAAAGCTTCAATCCTTAGTAATACATTAAATACTACTAATGGACGAGGTAAGTTAGCTATCAACAGTAGCACAGCTACAACTTCAACATTACCATTTCAAATTATTGATGTAGTCGATAGCACAGCATCTGGATCAGATGCGTTCCAAGAAGTGCTTGTTATCTACAGCACACATACAGACAATGGTAGTAACGTGTTCATTGGTGGACATGCTTATCGTAACCCAGTTGGCTTGTAGGAGGTAGAACAATGGCGATATCAAGAGCTCAATTACTTAAAGAACTACTTCCCGGTCTTAATGCTTTATTCGGCATGGAGTATGCGAAGTATGGTGAAGAACACGCTGAGATTTTCGAATCAGAAACTTCAGATCGTTCTTTCGAAGAAGAAACTAAGTTGTCAGGGTTTTCTGCAGCACCAGTCAAAGACGAAGGTTCAGCCATCGAATATGACACTGCTCAGGAAGCGTTTACAGCTCGTTACACACACGAAACAGTCGCAATGGGTTTCTCAATCACTGAGGAAGCTATTGAAGATAACTTGTATGACTCACTGTCAGCTCGTTATACTAAAGCACTAGCTCGTGCTATGGCGTACACAAAACAGGTCAAAGCAGCATCTATTTTAAATAATGCGTTTGATTCTGGTACTACATATGGCGATGGGGTGGAGCTCTGCTCTACAGCACACCCATTAGTTTCAGGTGGAACTAACTCTAACGAACCAGCTGTTGCTGCTGATCTTAACGAAACTTCTCTTGAAGCAGCAGTTATTCAGATTGGTGGGTGGACAGACGAGAGAGGCCTAAAGATTGCGGCTAGACCTCGAAAGTTAATTATCCCTACAAATCTACAGTTTGTTGCAACTAGATTGTTAGAGACAGAAGGACGTGTCGGCACTGCAGACAATGACTTAAACGCACTTAAGAATAACGGTTCTATTCCAGAAGGCTACACTATCAATCACTATTTGACTGATACAGATGCTTTCTTTATCATGACCGATATTCCAAATGGTTTAAAGCATTTCACACGTAGTCCGATGGCAACATCCATGGATGCTGACTTCGACACAGGTAACAGCAGATACAAGGCAAGAGAAAGATATAGCTTTGGCGTATCTGATCCGCTAGGTATCTTTGGTTCCCCAGGAGCCTAACTAAAATTTAAAGGGTGGCTTGATAGTCACCCTTTTTTACTATATACTAAAATGAATTAACCTTGACAGCGTAAGCTGACAGTAGCCGAGACAAGGAGAATGACATGGCTAATACAACTTTTAACGGTGCAGTCCGCTCCGAAAACGGATTTAAAACAGTAGCAAAGAGTTCTACTCTAGGAACATTTACCGAGCACATTGTTGCTACAAGTGGCGGTGTTCTTGAAGTACAAAAAGTTGCTACTTCTGGAAGAGATAACATAGTTGCTGCAGGCACAACAACTGGTGCAAACAATGCTAGTTTAGGTACAGCAGCTACAATTTTTAATGTTACACCTAATGCACATGGTTCTGGTATTGCTAATGCAGCAATCAACACTTTCATAAATAAGATTGGTGGAGACATTGTTACTACAATTCTTATAGACCTTCATGGAGGTTTAGCATCTGGTGGAACTGCTGATGACGTTATCGGTACAGATGGTGGAGCAGCAAACGCTTATATTGCTGAACTAACTAAAGAAGTAAATGGAATCCCTTATAAGTTAGAATTTATTTGTTTGGAAGTACCTACAGGTGGTGATCCGGATATTAACTTGGTATGTTCTGCAACAGGTACAACAGCAGAAAATGCTGCTGTAACAAGTGGTACAGTTCTATTTAACAATGGTGACTTAACTCTAGGTTTACATAACGAAGCAGATGCAGGAGCTACTTTAGCAGCTTTGAGTAAGAAATATCTTTATCTTACATCAGGTGATGCTACAGAAGCTGCATATACAGCTGGAAAAATTGTAATTAAAATCCATGGTGCGGCCTTCGATTATAACAACGATTAATTTGTGAGGGCTATATTATGGGAATATCAGATGTAAAGGCTCTCACTATAAATGATGAGAATGCTTCAGATGATGACAGACTAGTTACAGCAGCTAGACCTAACACGTCAGCTACCATGGCAAACACTACATTTGCTGGTGGTGCAGCTAGAAATGTCATAGTAACAACCACTGGTACAGGTGACAACGCTAAAACCTGTACCATAACAGGCACAGATGTTTTTGGTGATGCCATGACAGAAGTAATAACTTCTACTGGTTCTGCTGAAGCCGTTGCAGGAACTAAACTTTTCTTGACAGTAACTGCTGTAGAGTGCTCAGCACAGTATGCAGCAAACATAAAAGTAGGTTCAGGAACATTATGTGCTCAAGCCATATT